CGCCCACTGGTCGGGCTGTATCAGCAGGCTGTAGCCGCGCGCGGTGGCCATCAGCACACATCCGGCGGTAGCGGCACGAAAGTGCCGGGCGGCTCGGGCGGCTGGTAAGCCTCGCCCGCCGGCAGCGGGTCGCCGGAGACGACGGCGAGAGCGACCAGTTCCGGGACTTCCCACTTGTCCAGGGCAAGCTCGGTTACCACCCGGTAACTGGTCCCGACCGGCTCGGCCAGGATGAGGTCGTTGACGGAGTCGACGCCCTCGACCTGCACGATGACCGCTTCCAGTTCGGCCCGGCGCACGGTGCGCCCGAGCGGCCAGCCGGCGCCGTCCGGGCCGGCCGGCGGCAGCGGCGCGAGGTACTGGCGCAGGATCTGCTCGACCCAGCGGCGCACGGCGTCCACCTGGTAGCCGGTGTGCACCGCCAGCCCGACCGACACGACGACCTTGTGGTACGTCGGCGGGATGACGTAAAGCTCCGTCGTCACCAGTCGGCACAGGTCCAGATACCGGATGACCCGGCGCAGCAGGCCAAGGTCGGGCATCGGGGCATCCGGCGAGGCGAGATCCTCGGCTGGGAAGACCACGACGCTGACCACCCCCGCGGCGTCCGCGGATGGGGTGTCGGGATGGAACAGCGGCAGCGTATCGGCCCGCTTCACGCCGGTGACCTGCAGGGCGAGGTCGCGGAAATCGTCGGCGATGACGGCTCGGTCCCGGCGGTGCACGTCGGCCGGAATGGCGTCCAGGGCCTCGTTCATGGTCGCGGCGTCCGCGCCGCCGGCGGCTGGCAGCGGGTTCGCGATCTTCACACCGCCGACGCCGCTGATCGCGTTGACGGCACCCGCCCCGACGTTGCCGGCCAGCCCGCCGCCGTAGCGGTAGCTGAGCACGCGGATGCGCTCGCCCAGCTGCGGCAGGCGCATGCCGCCGAACTCCACCGACCCGGCCGAGTAGTCCACGGTGTAGTGGCGGTCGTCGGGTGTGCTGGCGACGAAGGTCTCCACCTCCTGCCAGTCGCGCCAGCCGCCGGGCTCTTCGACCTGCAATGACACCGTCCCCGGCAGCACCGGATGCTGGGCGAGCGCGTAGCGCTGGTCGGCGTCGCCGGTGCCGGTGCCGAGCAGCTCCGGCTTGGCGGTCAGGGCCTGCTCGGCGCGGGTGGCGTTCAGCCCGACCCAGCGGATGCGGTGGATCGCGTCGTTGATGTGCTCGGTCTTGGGCCGGCTCACCTGGATCCACGCGATGACGTTCGCGGCCTGCTTCTCATCGGTCAGCGGCGGTGGGCTGACCTGGTCATCCTGGTCGGCGGGCGTGCGCGCGGTCGGGTCGAACGCGGGCAGCTGCGCAGGCAGCAGCACCTCGACCACGCCGGTGGTGGTCATTCCGCGGGTGGTGTCATCACCGATGCTGAGCAGCGAGAAGCCCTTTCCGATGCCGTTCCACAGCTGCCAGATCATCGGCGGCGGGTCGGTGTTCAGGCCGACGGAGGCGAACTGGTCGGCCGTCCCGGGGCCGGGCGGTGTCTGCAGCGCGGGCGGGGTATCCACTTTCTCGTCGAACGCCACCCCAACAAACAGGCTGCGCTGGGCGAGCTGGCCGACGTCGGTGGTCTTCTTGCGCAGCACCGCGATCCACAGCGAGTGATCCAGCGTCGAGCTGACGTCGAGCACCACGGCGTCCGGCGCGGCCGGGTCCGCGGGCAGCTGCGTCGTGACGTAGAAATCGGCATCCGCCGATGGCGGCAGGCCGATCCTCGCCTTCGCGTCATTTCTGCGGTCTTCCTCGGCCCGGCTGCCGTCGCTGGCCGGCGCGGGCATCTTGCCGACGGCCGCGCTGTCCAGCGGCCAGACGTAGGTCTCGGCGACGGTCTCGAACCCGACCGATCCGGCGCTCACCTTGACGCCCTTGGCTATCTGCACGCCGGCGGCAAGCTCGGTCGTCGCGGCGAGCAGCGCCGTCGCCGACAAGGGTGGGCGCGGCTGCACCCCCAGCAGCCGCAGGAATTCGATCTTGGTGGTGTCGGGGATCTGGTTGAACCGGTAGAGCACCGACTCGCCCAGGTAGGCGAACAGCTCCAGCAGCGCGATGCCCGGGTCGGTCTCGTTGTGGTCGGTCCATTCGCTGGTGTAGACGGGGATCCGGCGCAGCAGCTCTTCCCTCAGCTGCTCGTAGCTGCGGTCGTCAAGGATGGGGCTGATCAGGGCCATACGATCGCTACTTCAGGTAGAAGGGGTAGACGAGGTTGTCCGGCCGCTGGTCGGACCGGCGGACGTAGGAGATCTCAATCCACACAAGCGAAGGGTCTTTGTCGGGTGTCACCGCGACGTTGGTCAGCTGAATGCGCGGCTCCCAGCGGTTCAGTGCGTCCTCGATGTCCCTCTCCATGGCGGAGCGGGTGGTGAGCGTGTTCGGCTCCATCAGGTAGCGCCGCAGCCCGCAGCCGAACGCCGGCAGCATGATCCGCTCGCCCGGTTCGGTGTCGAGAATCTGCCCGATCGACTGCCGCACCAGGGCCATGCCCTCGGCAGCGGGTATCCGGCCGGTAGACGGGTCGGGGCGGATCGGGAAACCCAGGCCCTTCCCCAGCCACTGGTCGGCGATCGAGCTGGTCATGTCCTGATGATCGGCCCTGGCCCGTCACCGAGCCGTGGCTGGGCCGTGTCGCTGTCCCGGCGCGGTGCCGCTAGGGGCAGAGCGGGTCGGGGGGCTTGGAGTCCGGGTCGGGTGGCCCCGGCAGCGCGGCCGCGGTCGGGTCCGTGCCTACGACCAGGGCATTCACGAAGTTGGGATCGTCCTGGAAGAACGGGCCGAGCTGCTGCGCCCAGCCCGGTTTGCGCTGGGCGGCCGGCAGTGACGGGCTGTCCAGCCCGAACTGCCGGTCGAATTCGGCATCACTGGTCTTGTCATTGGCGGGATTGGTCTCGAGATCAGACAGCGTGTGCCCCGCGGCGAAGAAATCGGACAGCGCCGTGAAGGAACTGCTCGGCGGGAAGCAGAACCGCAGCGCCAGCATCCACCACAGCTGGAAGGCAAAGATCACGATGGGCAGGAACAGCTGGAACAGGAAGAACGCCACGATGAAGAGCAGCTCGAGCGCGAAGGTGCAGGTGCCGCCACCGGCCCCGACCGCGCCCTCGCCCGGGTCAGGGATGCCATTGAACGGGTTGATCACCAGCTGCGACTGCGGCGGTGTGGCGACCCGCACGCCGCCGGGGCCCTGCTTCTGGCCGGCCCGGGCGGCCAGCTGGCGCAGGTCGGGCTGGGTGATCGTGGTGGTCCGCTTGGCGGTGCCCTGCGGGTCCATCGGCGAGGCCAGCCGGAACGATTGGGACGCCATGCCCCAGAAGATCTTGGGCGGGCAGTGCTCGTGTCCCGGCGCCGGCTTCTGCCGGACGAAGCAGCGCACCTGGTAGATCGCGCGGTCGTCCAGCTTGGCATGCACCTGGTCGCCGCGCACGAAATGCTCGCCCGAGTGGGTCGGGATGATGCCGAACCAGGTGGACCGGGTGGCGGCGGCGTCGCAGTCCTCCTTCCGGCGGGGCAGGCGCCACATGGGGAATTCCTGCTCGTCGTCGTCGGGGGACGCCTCGTCGAGGCGCTTCCACCCGGCCGGTGCGCTCGTGAACCATCCCTCATGGGCCGAATCAACGACCATCTGGTCGATCAGGTCGCGGTTGTTCTCCTCAAATGCCACCCGGTCGGCCCACCACAGGTCCCGGGCGTCCTCGGGCAGTGCGGCACCGGTGAAACCCACCTCCTGCTGCGCGGCCAGATGGACGAGCAGGTTGCGCGTCAGCCGTCGGGTCGGGCGGGGGGCGCCAGTAACCGATGTGCGCCAGCGGCGCATGACGAACCGGACCTCGATGTCGCGGTGCGGGCCAGCCCGCGGCAAGCCGGCCTCGTCGCAGAAGACCTCCACCACGACCGCGTAGAAGCGGCTGTGACTGGGCTGGTAGAGCTTGCGCAGCGGGCTGGTGATCAGCGCCCAGGTGGCCAGCCGCGCTCGGCCGTGCGCAGTCGTGGGAGGCGTGACGGGCACCGGGTAGGACCACCAGTCGTCAGCGCCGGTAGCGAGCGAGTCGCGCGGATCAGCCAGCAGCCGGGTGACGAAGTCGGTGCCGTCGTACATCTGGATGCTCGGCCGCAGCGCCCGCGGGTCGCGCAGCCCGAAGTGGCCGCGCTCGCGCACGTACCACGGCGCCCGCAGGGCAAACCCGGTCACCAGAAATTCCCGACGCCGGGCGTGTAGGCGGGCGAGATCACGAACGAGTTCGCAATCATCGTCTCGCACTGCACGACGCCGCTGAACGTGGAGATCGGCGCGGTCACCTCGACCATCGGCGCGGTCACCTCGACCGAGACGTTCGCTTGGATCTCGATTTGGCCAGCGGCGTTCAGCCGGATGACGCACCCGTTGGAATGCTGGACGGTGATCTCCGACGCGCCATCGTCGAGCACCGCCTGGTGGCCGTTGCCGGTGCTGATCGTCACCTTCGCCGCGCCGGCCGTGTCGTCGAACTCCAGCCGGCTGTTGGCCCGGGTTCGCCATACGCGGATGTTGTTGGCCTGTTCCGGGTCGTGCGGCAGGCTCGCCTGGCCGTTCCAGGCACAGCCGATGATGTAGGGACGGTAGAAATTCCCGGCCTCGAACGCGATCAGGACCTGGCTGCCCACCTCCGGCAGGACGCACAGGCCCTGCTCATCATCCGCGTACGGGGTGCACAGGGTGGCCCACGCGCGCACGTCGTCGTTGCCGGACGTGCCGAGGAATGGGAAGCTCACCTCGATCCGGCCCAGCTGGTCCGGGTCGACGAGGTCGGTGACCCACCCCGGGTAGACGCCGTGGAAGCCCGGCGCACAGCCGTCGTTGGGTTCGGGAAGGGCCATCACGCCACCTCGTTGACGGTGGCGCGCTCGGCCTCGAAACGCGTGCGCAACCCGCGGACAAGGTCGACGGTGTGGCAGACCCGGGTGACGTAGTACCCGTCACCCTCGAACGGCGCGCCGACGTCCTGCAGGGTGAGGCGGCTCCCCACGACCATGTCCGGCGAGCCGCGGGTCGTCCCGGTGACGCAGACGAAGCGGCGGCTGCGGCGCAGCATCTCGGCGTCAGCCCAGGAGCTGGCTTCCGCATCATTCAGGGGGGTCTCGCGCACCCGCAGCGTGGTGCTGCCGCCCAGCGCGCGGTCGACGAGGCGCGGGCCGGTGCGGCCGCCGGTGATTTCGGCGTCGATGACGTCCGGCCCGGCCTGGGCGTCGATGACGTCCTTGGCGGAGGCATCGTAGCCGGTCACGCGGACTTCGCTGCGCTGATGCGCGAGGTCGGCGCACAGTCGGACCGACAGCAGATGGTTCCCCTGGACAAGGGTCAGCTCCGTGCCCGAGCGGCGCGGGCGCGAACTCATGTGCAGGGTGCGCCCGTCGCACCACAGCTCTGCCTGCACGAGCCGGGCCCGTTCCCGCAAGAACGCCAGATCGCTCTGGTTGAGCTGCTGAACCACGTCGTAACGCGGGCCATCCACGTCGGTCTCGCTCTGCAGCCCATGCTCGCTGGCGATCGCGTCGGCGATGTCGGCGTCGGTGACATCGGTGTAGCTGCGCATCCGCCGCGTCATCCGCAGCCTCATGAGCGCGTCCTCGGCGAAGATCCGCACCAGGGGCGACTCGCCGTCCTCGAACTGCGCTTCGATCGCCGAGATCGTGCCGTCGAACGCGGTGCGCTGCCCCTCGTCTGGTCCGATGCAGGCCGTGAGCTGCTTACCGAAGTCGATGACCCCGCCGTCAAGGTAGATCATGCGGTCGGGTGGCCCAGCCGCACCGGCGCCGGTGCCGAACAGGTCCAGCCGCAGAGTGCGCAGCCCTTCCACTCCCTCGTCGATCTCCAGGCGGACGCAGTCCCGGGCCATGGAGGGCACCAGCGAGCCACTCACCGAGAACACCGGGCCGGCCGGAGCGAAGGGCGGATCAGTCATCGAAGCCCTCCGCCGCGACGCGCCGGTCCATCCACTCGGTGTGCCCGCGGGATTCTCGCCAGCGCTGGTCGATCGTCACGCCGGACGAGTCGGCCGCCTGGTTCTTGGAGGCGCTCGGTGCCACGCCGGCGGGCGCCGCACCGTCGGCCCGCCGGACGTCGGTGTGAATCTCGTCGACATGAACGGCCATGACGGGTCCCCTCGCTGGCTAGTGCTGGCAGCCCGTGGAACAGGGCGACCACCGCAGTGTGCTCGGCCGTGCGTCACGGTCGCGTTGCGCCGCCTCGGCGGGGGCGTTGGGCACGGCTGGCGCGGGGCTTGTCAGCGGAACAATCCGCGGGCGCAGCGGGACGCCGTAGCCGTAGTTGGCCGCCCGCCGGTCCACATCGGGCGGTGCGTTTCCCGGGCCGCCCGCGCTGCCGCCGCCATCCGCCGCCGGGCCGTCCGCCGCGCTGCCCGGAACGTCGAAGGAGCCGCGCGCGTTCGCGACCGCCTGGTCGGCCGCGCGCGACAGCGTACGCCCGGCCGCGGCGTCCACCCCGCCGCCGGCCGACAGGGCGAAGCCGACGCTGGCCTCGGCCGCGAAGCCGACCATCCCGTCGGCACTGGCCCCGGTGCTGGCATCGGCAGAGGTCACGTCGCCGGCGCCGGTCCCGGCGCCGAACCCGGCCGTCACGCCGATACCGGCATCGACCGTGACGGAGGCACTCAGCTGCACCTGCGTTCCGGCCGCCAGGTCCAGCGGGCTGGTCAGCCCGGCCATCGCCGAGCGCCACGTGGCCGGGTCGGCGTCCAGGCGGCTCAGCAGCTGCTGCACGCTCTCGCCGTCCTGCGCCGCGACCGTCTGGTCGGGGTTCTTGGCCGGGGACGCATTCGGCCCGGTGTCTTCCGGCCCGCCACCCGGCCCGGTGGCGTCCTTGTTGGTGCGGGCACCCGGACCGGCCCTGTTCCCTTCGAGGGCTAGATCCTGCCCGGTGATCGTCAGGCTTATCTTGGCCCGCAGGGGTAGTCCGTCGGCACTGAAGTAGTCGATTTCCTCGCCCAGGTGCTCGACGATCCCGTCGAAACCGAACGTCCCCCACTCGAACCGGATCCGCGGCGGCGCCTTCTTAGGATCGTCCGCCGGCGGTTCAGCGAACTGGCGGACAGCCCGCGTCTTTTTGCGTACGTCGAGCGGCTTGCCATCTGGCCCGCCCTCGGCTGTGTCGAACTCCAGCTCAACGCTCAGCGTTATGTGGCCTTCGTTGGGGCGGTTGCGCCGCTGCGCTGCCGTCTGCGCCCCGCCACTGGTGTCGTTTCTGCGCTCCAGCTTCAGGCTGGTCGGGTTGAACTGGACCGTGACCGGGGTCTCTAGAATCTTTACCTTTGGTGGCTTCTCCGCGCTGCCGGCGGCAATTTCCTTGATCTTGTAGAGACGAGCCTTCGCCGGGAGTTGCTGCTGGTCCTCCGTCATGGGTTCGCCCCCTGTGTTTGCGATGGCTTCTCCAGCCGCAGGCCTTCATGGACGATGTGCAGTTCCTCGATGGCGATCTCCCCCGTCTTCGCGTTCAGCGACGGGCCGGTCACCTTGTTGGGCAGGCCCCGCGTGAACGTCCAGCGCGCCACCCCACGCTCGCTGCCTTGTTTGGCCTCCAGCACTTGCACCATCCCGTCGTAGCGCGGGATGGGCAATTGGCCACTCACCATGCCAGTGAGCCAGTCCCAGAGCTCCGTGCTGGCATGGTCACCGGAGCTGTTGGCTCCGCCGCCGGAGCTGTTGGCTCCGCCACGGGAGCTGACGACGAACATGCCGCGCTTGAGCACGATCGGCACCAGCTTGACCCGGCCGACCCGCCGCACCACGCCGTCGTTGCGCCCTCCCTCCAGGTATTCGCGCACATCGGCTTCCAGTTCCAGGCCGCTGCATTCGGCGAAGTGGCCGTTGCCGAGCGGGTCGATGTCTGGTGACCCCGGTGACGGGCTTGGGGTCAGCATCACCGCGAACCGGAACGTCTGAACCAGTTCCACTGGCACCTTCGGCGTTGTCATGAGCTCACCTGCACACCGCCGTCGGTGTCCTGGCTGATCCGCAGGATGAGGTATTCCAGCGGCGACACCGGCGCGACGCCCACCTCGGCGATCAGCCGGCCCAGCGCCTGCGACTCCGGCGGGTTGAGCGCGTCGTCGCAGCGCACGAAGAACGACTGCTCCTCGGTGTCACCGGCGAACGCGCCCCGGCGGAACAGGTCGCCGAGGAACTGGCTCAGTGAGTGGGTGAGCACGGCGCGCAGGGCGACGGTGTTCGGCTCGAACACCAGCCACTGTGACTGTCGCTCCAGCGTCAGGGCGATCATCGTCATCAGCCGGCGCACGCTGAGCTGGCGGTAGGACGGATCGGACGACAGCGTGCGCGCGGCGCTGAGCCGGAACCCGTCGCGCTCGCCGCGGAAGACGTTCACCCCGAGCAGGTGCAGCTGATCGTGAATCGCGGCGGTGACGATGTCGGCCGCCGTGACCGCGGAGACCGCCAGCTCGTTCGCCGGGCCCCAGGGCAAGCCGAGGCTGGTCTCGCGTTTGGCGACGATGCCGGCGGCGAACGCCGACGGTGGTACGAACACCGCCGGCCAGCCAGGGCTCTGGGCCGGCACGCCCAGCCACGGGTGGTACGCGGCGAGATAGCTGGAGTCGAAGCGCGCCCGCCAGCGTGCGATCTCACCCACGGGCAACCCGGAGGGCACGTCGAGCAGCGTGACGAACCGGTGCTGGAACGCGGCGACATCGGCGAGCCGCAGCTGCCGCCGGATGATCTCGGCCAGCTCGTCCGGCACGCGGGCGTCCAGCTGCGGCGGTGGGGGCGGTGGCCGAACGTAGCTGGTCGGCGACGGATCGGCCACGCAGGGCCGGAAGCAGCCGGAGGCAGGAGGGCGGTCAGGCGGGTCGGTTACCGCCACCGGATCGGTCCATGACCAGGTGAGGTCGGGCACGCAGAGCAGGCCGAGCTCATCCACCCGGCCGATGAGATCCCCGCCACGATGGTCGGCCCGCTCGTTGAGCGGGTCGGCGTCGGCGTCGTCGTCGTCGAAGAAGCTGCGCGCACCGATGCCGGCGAAGCGGTCGCGCCCTGTGTCATGGACATAGTGGACGCTGATGCTCAGGAGCAGCCCGTCTGCGGGCGGCAGCGGGCCGGTCCAGCCGTCACCCACGCGGACGAGCAGTGACTCGTCGTCGAGTACTTTCACCGGGCAGCGGTCGCCGAGCGCTGTTGCCGTGGAGCGGTCATCGAGGATCCGGGCCGGGTAGCGCGGGTGTGACGGGTGCAGGCCGAGGCCGGTGATGCTCTCCGCGCGGGGGAACGTCGGATCCCGGTCGGTCACCACCAGCGTCCCGGTGACGACGCCGATCTCATCGGCGGCCGGGTCATCCGGCAGCGGTGGTTCCAGCACCGCGGCCAGCAACTGGCCGCCGCCGGCAATGGCCCGCAGTGATACCTCGGTGACCCAGTGCAGCGTCCCGGCCGGAGCCCGCTCCGATCCGCGTACCCGCAGCAGCGAGCCGACCGGCAGGGCGAGCCCGTCAGGCAGGGCCAGCTCGCCGGGTGCCACCACCGCCGGTACCGCGGCGGCGCGCCGGAACGACTGCATGACGTCGAACTCGAACGCGACGTCGAGCAGGCGCCCCCAGCTGCCCTCGCTGGCCGCGTTCAGAGTCGCGGACGTGCCGCCGACCCTGAACTGCGCGGTAGCCGACGGGTCCGGTGCGACCGGGCCGACCCGCGACACCCATGCCTTCACCCCGCCCTGGGCGAAGAACGCCTGCACGGCGTAGGGGAGCAGGCCAGGTCCCGGCCGGCCCTGCGGGTCGGTGGGGGTGATGTCGGTCGGGTTGATGATCCCGCCGAAGCGGGCGACGAAATCGGTCCAGCTCGCCACGGCGACCGGGAAGTCCACCGGCCCGCGCAGGCTCACGCCGACGAAACCGGTGACGTCGAGCCGGACGGGTCGCAGCCCGTCCTCGGCGTCACGCACCGGGGCGATGTAGATCCCGGGCGCGCCCAGCCGCAGTCCAGCCGTCACGATCGGCTCCGTCCGCTATCCGCCAAAGCTGCCGGTCAATCAGTCCGACTGGAAGTCGATCTGCTCGGCGACGAGGTGCAGTTCCTCCATCGCCACCTCGCCGCCGCCCTTGGCCGCCAGCGTGGGGCCGACCCACTTCTTGGGCTGGGCCTTCTGGAGGATCCACCGGCAGACGGTCGCACGGCGCTCGTCGAGCAGGGTGATCGTCACCGTCTGCGGGTCGAAGTTGCCCTCGCGGGTGGACTGCAGCCATTTGAACAGGCGCAGATCGCCGATCACGCCACGCTTGAGCGTGACATCGTCGGTGCTGTTGATGTTGGGAACCTTCCGGACGTGGTTCGGCTTGTCGGCGCCGGTGCGGTACTCGGAGAATTTCACCTCGTTGCCGAGACCGCTGACGTCGGAGAACCCTCCGGCGATCTGATCCTCGCCGCCGTTGTTGCCCAGGCGGACCGTGAAATTGAATGCCCCATACGGGTCGTTACGCTGTGCCATCGTCTACCTCCGGACCGGTCGAAGCTGCCGTTAGCTCTGCTGTGCGTCGGCCGTCCACTGGCCGATGCGGAAGATGACGAACTCGGCCGGGTACGTCGGCGCCACGCCGATCAGGCAGATCAGCCGGCCGTTGTCCAGGTCGTTCTGGGTCATGGTGGTGCGGTCACAGCGGACGAAGAACGCCTCCTCGGGCTTGGTGCCCATCAGCGCGCCGGTGAGCCAGGTTGTCAGCAGGAAATCACTGACGGTCTGGCGGATATTGGCCCACAATGCCTCGTTGTTCGGCTCGAACACCGCCCACTGTGTGCTCTTGTCGATCGAGTGCTCGAGGTAGATGAACAGCCGCCGGACGTTGACGTACTTCCACTCCGGGTCGGAGCTCATCGTGCGCGCCCCCCATACCCGGTTGCTGCGGCCGGGGAAGAACCGGAGGGCGTTGATGCCCTCCGGGTTCAGCACCGCCTGGCGGGCGTAGGTCACGTTCTGCATGAACTTCGTGATCCCCAGCACCACCTCGTTGGCCGGTGCCTTGTGCACTCCGCGGTTGATGTCGCTGCGCGCGTAGATCCCGGCGGCGAAGCCGGACGGCGGCAGCTGCAAGGTGGCCGGCGCGGCCGCCGGGTCGTTCTTCGCCGTCGGGTCGAGGATCTCTACCCAGGGGTAGTACAGCGCCGCGTATTTCGTGTCGAACTGCGAGCGGAACTCCCGGACGGTCGAGATGGACCTGTCCATGGGCGGGTCGACGATGCCGATCCGGTACCTCAGCTGCTCGCAATGCTCGATCAGGTTGTCGACCGCCGTCTTCTGCGAGCCTTCATCGAACCGCACCGAGTCCGGCGTGGCGACGATGGCGATGTCGTCGATCTCGCCGAGGGCCGCCAGCCCTGTCGCGGCCTTGTTGGGGTCGTCCGGATCGGATACCT